TTCCCTAGCCCTACCTACATGTTGACGGCAAAGGTCAAAATTGGCGACCAAGAAACCTGCCTTCATTCTCTTATGGAAGATACAACCCCAATAAGTATACACCTAGCAACTAACTATTTTATACAGAAGATAACTAATTTCAAAAAGGGCTTGCAGATTACTTGCTGATTCATTATACTGAGTGAGTAACAGTTATTTCATATCCTTGTAAATGATGAAAGTACCTAGAAAAGCCTCAGCCTGAACAACTGGGGCTTTTCCCTATGTGGGATATTTAAAAGTGATACCCGCCTAAGCATCCGCTCAGCAAAGTTATAAACGTCGCGCCCACGCAGAAAGCGATTACTAGTCTAGGTAATATCATCATGATTGATCGTCCTTAAGGATTAGCGTTTTGGCCGACGGAGTTCAACGCAACGGCGTCCAAAACGGAATGTATAATTTTTAAAGTCGCCGCAGCTTCCGGATCGGGGTTTGGTAAAACCGCCGTAGCAATAGAAGCAGCAGTAACTAATAATGGTACTATTTTTTTAGCGCCATTGAAAAAGTTTATAATTTTATCCCAGATGTCCATGCCGCACCCCCGTTGCTCTTATACTTTAATGATAGTCGAATAATCACCGATGTACAAGGTGTTTGTTAGTCTACTATCCGCCAGACTATTTTTAGTTGGTCATTCCCGTCTAGTATGACCAACTTTTTGTGATAGACTATCGGGAGAACATAGGAGACAATCATGAAATTTGATATCAAAAAGATGTACCACGAAACCGTAAAACAACTTGAAAAGCATCAAGTCGAAATAGAAATCGCGCTAGCTGCTTTGGCAGTCGTTGCTTTAGTGCCCGAAGAAGCCGAAGTGCTCGCCGCTAAAGAAGCGCTAAAATTGATGTATGAAGAAGTACTTAATGTAACCAAAAAGCACATCAAAGCCATTAATGATATTTTAGACGCTGATCCTGCGGAAGACGAAGTGCCTCAAGCTTAAGGGTACCGGCCTCTTAATAAACGCGATGCCATATTATCGGCGCGGCTAGTCCCGACTTGAGTAGCCCAAGAGCTATCTAAAAGTTCATTAGCTGCGCCTGCATAATCCTTGTTAGCAAGAGCGGAAATCATCTTTTTGAAGGCTAATACCTTTGCTAGCCCCACATTGAACGCAAGCTCTATAATAACGCCTTGTCGTACGTCGTCTAATTTGACGTACCAGTCATATTTAGTCAAGGCAACTTCGCAGTCTGTTAAATCGTGGTCGAGCATCATTAGCGCTTCGTCTTCACTAATGCCCACATCATCAAGGTTACGCCCCACACCTATCGTAAGTTTACCCACTGTATCTTTGTAGGGCTTAAGTTTCAATCCTTCGTGGAGGATAATTAGTTGCCGTAATTGATCCATAGCTCTCTCCTTGGTGGTTTAGGGGCTTGGACTCGAACCAAGATTCACGGCTTCAAAGGCCGATGTCCTACCGTTAGACGACCCCTAAAAAGCAGAAGGCGCCATTTCTGACGCCCTCTATGCCTTTTCTACACATGGCAGATAGGTAATATATTATATACCATACCAGCGTGTTACAGCCCAAGGACGTTTACACATCGCTCCAGCTGTGGCGTTGGCATAATCTTCCTCATATCCCTTCGATAACTGTTGGACCCCTAGCACATTGAACTTAGTCGGTACAACTTGTAACCAAGTAGCGCCGCCGTCTGTGCTGTCGTCTTCGATTCTATCTGCGAACATGTAGAATACGTTAGCGCTAGCGTTGGCGTTGTTCAACTGAGGTGCTGAAGTTACACGAACGTTTGGATATGCGTTTGTTAACCAATCTCTGACCGACACACCGAAATCAGACGTTGTGGCCAAGTAGTCCACGGAGCCTGTCGCTACAGCTAGTGTGATCTTCACTACTTCCGGATCAATCGTATCTTGTGATTGAGTACGTAATGTTTGAAGGGCGGTTAAAAGATCTCTTTGGATTTCCAAGAAGGTTTTAACACTCCATGGGCGTCCTGCGATACCGGCGGCAACTTGCGTGTAAGCAAGGAGACCTGGATCGTTAAGGAAGCCGTATGTGTTGTTTAACCCGCTATTAAAGCCATAGAAGGCCACTTGGTTACGTTCGATTTCCAAGTTGCGTGCGCAGCTTATACGCTTTTCAGCGGCGGAATTCACGTTCATACGGGCAGCACGTGCAGCTTCTAACGGTGTAACACGCATACCTTCTTCAAAACGGATAACCGTTCTGATGTTGAAGTTGGTGTTCCAAGAAGCTAAAGGCACGTTTGTCAGGTCGCCGTAAGGGATAGCAAGACCTGTGTTTTCCATTACGCCTTGAACGATTTGTTCGTCTTCCCACGCGCCTGCATTTGTAATACCCATAACACTGTCAGCTTTACGAGCTGCAGTGATTACACGGGTAAAACCAGGTAACCAGAACTGAAGGAACTGAACAGGTGTAGTTACCGACCCAGTCGTGATTGTTGGTTGCAATGAGTCCATCGCTGCGGTAGCCGCAGGATGTTTCATCATTTCTTTAACCATTGCGGTATCAAAAACGATACCTATTCTTTTGAGGTCTTTATACCCCTCGGCATTAAATCCCTGAAAAGGTACAACCTTCTCAGGACTTAAAAACGAATGGACGGTGCTTGGTGTAGCCATGATTTAGTTCCTTATGCGTTCGCTGGAATTGGGTTAATTACGGGAGACAGCTGTGCCACGGCTAATTGCGAGCCGACTGCATTGGGGGTGAATTGAGAAATCACACCGTTAGCGAAGCTGTATCCTGTCGGGCAGGTATTACCAGGAGACATTGTCGCCAAGGCACCTGTGGTGTCGTTATAGATCAGGTAGTCACCAATAGCGCAAGCTGCTGGCACTCTGACAATAACTAAACCTTCCGTCATTAACTCTGCTTGTGTTTGGTCTGCCAACGTTAAAGAAGGAGTCAACCCAGAACCAAAGAGAGCATATTCTTTAGGTGAAACTAGAATACCACCGAAGCCTAAAG